CACGAAAGCCCTGGAACTGGCAAACGATAACCGGAGTCAGATCAAAAGCACGAAAACGGAAGCGACAAGGGACATCCCGATCCCCGACAGCCTCATCGCTCCGCTCCGTGAGCATTTCCGCCTCAATCCGGGCTTTTTACTCTTTCCGAAGGCAGACGGAAGGCCCTACACCAAAAGCGCATACAGACGGCTCTGTGAACGCATTCACAAGGCGGTTAATGAAGTAGCGATCAATGAAAAGTTGGAAGAACTGAAGAAGGCGAACAAGCTCACGAAGATCTCTGAAGCCCAGATCCGGGCGACGGACTTCTTCCCGGATTTTACGCCGTATTGTTTCCGGCACCGCAGGGCGACGGATCTGTACTACCTCACCCAGACCGGAGAGATCTCCACGAAGAAGGCAGCCTATCTCATGGGCCACTCTGAGATCATCTTCCTGAAGACGTACTCACACATTGACGAAAGTAAGGAAAATCTGGACAGAATCTATGACGGTCTGAAGGTCGAAAATCTGTGAGAAATTTGTGAGAAGTGTGAGAAATTTGTGAGAAATAATGGTTAAAATCGGGTATCATCGGTAAGCATCGGGAAGACACTAAAAAATAGCGGAAACCCTTTAATTTCAAGGGAATCCGCTATTTTAATACCCGTGAGCGTGCGGGGATTCGAACCCCGGACAACTTGATTAAAAGTCAAGTGCTCTTTCCTTGTGTATCAAGGCTTCACGCGTTTTTTTGTGAGAAAAGTGTGAGAAATAAAAAAGACAGCCCACTGGTGGAAGTGAGCTGTCTTTTTCAAAGGAGAAGTATGATCTATGAAAGCCGGCCCCGGCAGAAAAGAAACAGACAAAGAACAATATATTTTGTAGTTATGACCAGTAAAGATCCGGAGCCGGTTTTCAGCAAATTAGTGAATCTTGACCTTCATCCTGATGCCGTCGATCGGATCACCGATGACACCGGCAAAGCCTTTGTCTTCGTCATGGATGTTATGGTCAAAGGAAGATACATACTCATACCACTTGCCGGATTTCCGTCCGTGTGCCTGGTATAGCACTTCAATCTTCTTGTCATCTGTCCAGACTGTGAACGCATCGATCGGCCTTGCGTCTCCTGCGAAGCCGTTCTCGGAGTCGTTCCAGTTGTAGCCGGAAACCGGAGGTAACCACCACGGATCGCCGTACCACTCATCAGAATCACCTTCCCAGAGGTGCACCTGATAGTGGATCTTTGCTCCGTTGGAGAGCTTCATGGCAAGACCGATGATGTCGGAACCAAAAATGCCAGCGTAGTCGCTATCGTTGACGACTGCTGGCAAGTATGACTTGTTCATGTCTTCCTGAACGCAGTATTCAATTGAAGTCGGCATCGGTTTTGCGTCTCCGTCGATGTCCAATCTAAGGATGTAATCCCAGAAGCCTCTCGGAATCGGCTTGACGCTGATCTCGTTTCCGGTTCCCCAGTCGCCTCGCCTTCCGTCATAATTGTCATGCGCTCCGACTGCGTAATAAGATCCGGTTGCCAGCTCTGTGTGCTGTCCGTCTTTGATCAGGATGTCGCCTCTTTTAACTCCGTGATAATTAAACGGCAGCTTTTTGAAGCCAGCCGGATAAAGAACCGTTCCCCAACTCCACGGAGTGCCGTATTCCTCATTCGGCTCAAATACTCCTTTGATCAGGCCAACGTGCTGAAGAGCTGCGGAGATCAGTCCTCCGCAGTCATAGTCTCCATGCTGGCCGAGGTTGTCATCGACCACATTACTATAGCCGTGACTGTTATCGGCTGCGATTGCTTCCGCAAAACGGACAGCATTCTCTAACTGTTGTGCTTTTGTCATTTATTTCGCCTCCTTTTCAAGATCTGCGATTCTGTGGTTGATCACCTTGATCTGCTCCTCAACGACCGGAAGCCGTTCTGCAAAGTTGTTATGTTTCCGGACTTCCCTTGTAAGTTCGTCCAATTTGGTGTCCGTGATCGCCTGTTGGATGGCTGCCTTTTGTGCGGAAGTCTTCAACCCTGCAAAGACCGTGATGATCGTTCCGATCAGAGTGACCAGTCCAGATATGATTGCCACGATGATGCTTGTGTCCATTAGTTCTCCTTGTTGTATGCTGAAGTGCTGATGCCGATGATGATGCCGATGCAAGTCGTGACCGCATTGATCGTTCCGACGATCTGCTCACCAAAGGGAAGCCCCCAGATACCCGAAAGGGCAAAATAAAGAGTTCCAAGTGCCGGAAGGATCGTGATGCAGAGGATCTTCAGGATGTCATACGCTTTGTTAGATAAATAGTTTTTCATTTTACGCCTCCAATGCGTCAACAAAACTCTGCGCTGCTTCGATGACTTTGTTAGCGTTACTCTTGACAGTCTTGTCAGTGATGACTCTGTCGATGCGCTTGTTGTCCGCCACGACCTGACCAGTAGTTTCGTCAATTTCGGAATAAGTGATACTCATCCTCAATCCTACCGCATCCTGAAAAACTGTTGCTGATGTTACTGTTTTAATCATGCTGTTTTTCTCCCTTCGTAAAGTTCGTAAATATATTCTGCCGCTTTTTCGCCTATGTCACTGCTTGGCACTTCATACTCAAACAGATTGTCCATACGCTTCTGCGTAACATCCACCTGTCTTGCTTTGATTTCCCAACCAAACGCAAGGTCAGGAGTTCCCTTGACAACGAAATAGCCTGCTTTGCGTTCCTGAATCCAACAATCGCCATCGCCATACTTCTGCAAAAAGACTTGGTAATGATCGCTGTTGATGGTTGATGCGAAGATCGGTTCGATCCATACATAGCAAAGACCGTCCTCACCGATGACACCTTCGCCAACATCCGCAAACAATGGGACAGGTGTCTCATATGCGTAAAGCAACTGTCTGCCATAAGCGTCCGTCTGAATCTCTCTGCTCTTTGTGCCGCCAACTCTGAAGTCACCAACAACATAAGTCCCACTTGATGTGATTTGGATTCCGATTCCATTGGTTTTGCGTTGGAGCAGAATAAGACCACTTCCTGACGGATTACTTGTGTCATATCTCACTAACTCCATAAATGGCTGATCTGCACTGCTTCCTTTACAGGTAAGAGTTAAACCATCTGCACCTTCATCACTTTCGATTGCTGAATAGTTCGCAACATTAGAAGATGCGGCATATCCTGCAGGAATCAATCGAAGACCTTTATCGGAAACTTTTGTGTTGTAGATATGGACATAACACTGATAGTAGTTTCCGACATATCGTCTTTCTATATTGATGCGTGTATTTCCCGCATCTTGACCGCTTGGGTAGTAGCTGATGTACGGTCCTTGCAACTGTGTACACTGAAGGATGTTGTTATCAAGGTCAAAATATACAGAGCCATTAGCAGAAGTAATCTTTCCGGCTGTGATGAAGTCCGCCACAATCTCGCCATCTGCGGTGATCGCTGTGCCATATGTTCCGGCGTAGCCGGTGGAAGAATAGCCGAGGCCGTTCTTGTTCCATCTCCAGACCTTTGTGGCCGTGTTGATGGAAGGCGTGTTCATAATCAGGATCTCATCCGGGTAGCCGTCATTATCGCTGTCATGAAGTACGACATATCCGCCTAAGTTTCCGGTGATCTTCTCCGTTATGGTTTCAATCGTTTTTTCGAGATGTGTCTGTACTGTGTTGACCGCAGTAGTTGCAACGTTTTTCGCAACATTCGAGATTGTGGAAGCCATCGAGCTTTTTGCATCGCCGATTACGATGGACTCATAGCGGTCTTTTAAGACGTTCCACTTCGTCTCGATGCACTTCGCCGTTGCGGACACGCCTAAACTCTCAAAAACGACCGTGACAGTGTCACAGAGTTCCACACGGTCAAAGTCCTGCATCTGAACCCAGTCAAGCGTCAGATTGACTTCTGGCGTTCTGAGGTTGTTGTTTGAGATGTAGTTCGTCGCATAAGTGTTCAGTTGGGCGACTGTCGGCGTCTCGTCGAAGGCTCCGGAAGCATCCACAAACAGGATCCGTCCAGGAACGAGTGCAGCGCCTGTCAGGATCAGATCCGACTGCGTGACCACATCACCCGCGTCTTTGTAATAGACCCTGACTGCGGAGTACAGATTCGCGCATTTTTCTTCCTGCGTCAGTGAGATCAGGTTTTTGCCGTAGCGGATCGTCACGCCCCGGTTTGCGCCCCTGCTGGTAGTGATCCGGCAAGTGTAGCCGTCAAAATGCCACTCTCCGCCGTAGAGGTCTAAGATCGAGCCCTTCTTGCCTCCGAACCAGCTCCGGACGGAAGAAGGCACATCTACGACAAACTCTGCAGATCCGCCGATGGATCCAGTTACAGTGAACGTGCCTGCTGCGTTGTCGAGCGCGGCAAGAGCTGCGCTTGCGTTTCCTGCGGTCGTGCCTGCTGCGATCTCGTAGCCGTTCAGGTCGTAGGAAATATGCTGCGCATAGATCGTGCAGATGCCATTCAGTGGCTTTGTAATCTTATACACGCGGAACGGCTGGGGATCATCGTAGTAATTCGCCTTTGCTACGATGATGGAGCGCTGTGCGATCTCGGAGAAATGAAGGCCTGAGATCGGGTATTGCATCTCCAGTTCGTAGGATCCGTTCCGCTTTTCAGTAACGATTGCCTGCGTACAGTCAGAAAGAGCTCCGAGTCCCTGAGACACGAAGCTCGTTGCCGATGCGTTAAATAATTTCGGATAATTAATCATAAGCGCCACCACCTCGGAACAATTTCCACTTTCGTGACACCGCCAGTCCAGCCGACAGCGTTCTCGTCCGGTTTCAGTTCCGGGAATCCGTTTGTCAGCGTGATTAGGTTGTTTTTGTTTTCAGCGAGCAACCTAAAGCAGTTCTGGCTCTCGCAGTCTATGTACAAATAATCCGTCATGCCTGTGATATTGATAACGTAGCCGTTCAGGACGACTGTGCCACTTCCTGAGCCTATGACCTTGAGGAACGGCTTCGCGTTTCTGTCAGTCGGGTTATTCAGTGTCGGGAAAAGTTTGACTTCCACATCTCCCGAATCCGCCCACACGTTGTTCTGACCGAGCAGAGTGTTCACTTGGGTAGGTGTAAGTTGTACTGTGATTGGTGTTTCGAGTTTAGCGACATAAGTAACAGGAGTTCCACCGCTTGCTTGTGTTGAAAAATATGACTTCATAGCCGTTACATCAGCAAATTGGTCTGCTCTCCAATATAGACCACGATTATAAACAGCAATTGCATTATCAGTTGCGTTATTTCCAACTGGTGAAGTTGATGGAACAAAGTGACTACAATAGTTGTTATTATTATTGTTGTTGTCTGCAAGATTAGTTAATGCTTGACAAGAAAATCTTGTATGCCCAACGTAGGCAGATGAAGTAATGGTTTCATTTCCAGTAAAAGCATATCTCTCATGCGTAATCATCAGCACACCAGTGGTCACATTCAGCGAACCACCGTATACAGTCTGACCTAAATCTACTGTGGTGGTGTTGGCGTTGTAGGGTGCAAATGTCGCATCTGTGTCTGATGCAAGGCGAATCATCGGCTCGAATACCATATTATTAAAGGTTTGACCGCTTCTGAAATATACTCTTACAGTAAAAGTATATTCTTCGGTGGTGTCCATTGCATAAGAACCTTCATACAAATTGTAATTTCCTGTACCACTTGCTGTGGGAAGAATGTTAAGGAAAAATGTATTTGGCGCACCGACAGAAGTCATTCCACTAAAAATATAATGACCGCTTGGGAGCGTGCAAGAACCGGCTCTTACGACATTATTAGAAGTGCAAGTGCCATTTAAAACGATTTGACCGCTACTATTAACGGATACTGCAACACCACTGAATGTGCCTATATCCATCGGACTATTAGTCAAAAGGTTCTTCCCACGCACATTCACATCCACGCTGTCCCATCCGCTGATTGGGCAGATGTTTTCATAAGGCTCAAATGTTGTGGCTGTCGAACCGCTCTCTATCATTGGCTTAAAGGTTAAGTTGTTTACTGTCGTACCATTAAATACAATAATGAAGATGTTTGCAGAACCGCTCGGCAACGATGCACCTGTTGAGTAGGTAGCAGTCGCCCCACTACCATAATCAGTCAGTATCTTGGCTGTGCCATTGTCATAGAATTGGGCAATTAGTGCATATTTTGAACCACTACCACCGCTTGGACAACCGCTCAAGGTATATGTTCCGCTTGGTAATGTTGTCCAAGTACCACTGTTCTGAATGATTAACGGAGCGTTTGCGGTTGCTGTTCCATTGACTACAACTGTTCCGTCTGCTTTGGCGGTAAACGTGATTCCATTAACTGTTGCAGTAGTATTCGCTCTTGTGTTCTCAAGTTTATTCTTTCCACCTCCACCGCTCCACGGATGAGAGTAGCCGTTGAGGTTCTGCACTGGGTTGATGTCGACCTTGAGGCCTGCCATCGGTGCGCCTGAACCTTCGAATGAGACGATGCTTCCGCTGTATGTCTCAGACTCTTCAGATAAATCAATCCAGTCAAATGCGTCCGCTGTGAAGCGCTCAGGACGGCAGTCAAAGTCGATCGTTGCCCTGCCGAAGCGGTTCCAGCTGTTCTCAGCTGCCACACCGGAAGCGAACGCTGCGAGCCGGATCACGTCCGGCTCATAGCTGTCGATTAATCGATGGTAGCCGTGAAGCGTCAGGTTTTTGAAATCATCGACCGTCAGCTCGTCATCCTGCTGGCACAACCAGCTGATGATGTTCTCCCACGCTGCCTGAGCTGCAGCTGGAGCACGGTCGCCTGCAAACACTTCATAAGGCTGTGTGTAATTGTTCCAGGCATCCTGGAAGAAATATATATCGCCATTCCTTCCTGGGACGGAGACTTTCTCATGCTTCCGGTCGGCCTTGATGATCGCCGGATAGCGTTCGACCTTCAGCCCCACATCCTCCGAGGAATTTCCGTTGTAAGTAATAACACTATCAAGCATAGACTGCCTCGCTCCTCTCTATGGTCATCTGGATTCGTTCGGACACCAGATCTGCAAGCTCCTGCACATCCTGACCTTCCGCGCCGTACACGTTGATCACATAGCTATTGCTTCGGTTGTCTGTTACGACAGACGCACCGCGCGGATTCATGTATGTGCCGATGTCCATCGTCATGCCGCCTAAAAGGTTCTGAACTTCTGAATAACCAGATTTCAATCCGGAAACTAACGACTGCATGATGATTTGACCGTTTTCAGTCAAAAGTTTTTTATCGAGATCCTGTGGGCCTTTCCATTTCGGAATGTTGGCTGTGAGCGCGCTGAGTGCGCCATAAACAACTGTATTCGCTCCGTAATTCAGACCGCCTGCGAGGGAGCTCATGATTGACTGACCGGTTCCCCATAAGTTGACACTTCCGGCTCTGCTGTTGATGCTGTTGACGGCGTTTTGAATCGCGTTGTCTGTCTGCCACTTTGAGCCTTTCATTCCGTTTGCCATGCCTTCCATGTTTTTTGATCCGGCAGCCTTCATGTTGTTGTAATTTTTATTGGCTTCTTGTTGGAGTTTCGTGTTCAAAGCCTGCATCTGCTGTTGCGTCATCGGCTGACCTTGTGCGATTCCGTTCGCGTACATCTGAACTAATCCATTTCCAGCATCCCTGAACTCGATTTGCTTTCCGGTTGTCTCCGTCAGCATCTGTCCGAGGTTCGTCATCCACGCGTTTGCAGCTGTCGTTGCATTTGTTGATACTGCCCTTGATGCTTCGCTGGATGCCAATCCTTGTGCTTTTGCGGTCTCCCATGACTTATACTCAATCGTTGAGTAATCTCCGGAGAGAGCCTTGGTCATGTTAGATGTGTAAGATTCTATGTCGTAAGCATACTGGTCGACCGTGTCCGCTGCTTTATTGTAGGCTTTGTTCGCTGTGTTGAGCGTACCCTTTAACGTTTTGTAACGAGCGTTCAGTGTATCTAATTCGCTGACGTGTTGCGTGTTTCCGTGAGAAACCTCGTCAAGGATTTCCTGCGTTCTCGCTTCAACTCCGGCAAGTTCATTTTCAGCATTTATTCGGTCGATCGTTGCCTGATATAATTGCTGTTCGGCTCCTTCCCTTCCAATGATTGCCTGCTTGTATGCTTCTTCTTGTGCCTGAAGAACGATTTCCGCTTGTTTCTTTTTGATGGTCTCATCAATCGCACCCTGCAATTCAGAGTATTGGTCAATGACGTTTCCGGTCATCGTGTACTCCGTGCCGAGTGCGCCGTTCAGCTCATTCAGTATGAACTGCGCTCTCGCCTTGTCAGAATCAGCGACTCGACCGTTCTCATCCGTCAAAGTTTTGAGCTCATCTGCAAGCGTCTGGACGTGAGCCATCTCCGCAAGCCCTGCGTTCATGGATTCTTCCCTTGATGCTTTCTGCTCCGCGTATGCTGTCGCGGTTTCTTCGATTGCTGCGTTGTGCTCTTCGATGGATGTCGTCAGCCTCATCGTTGCCTGATAGCCCTTGTCAGCTTCCATCGTCGCATCTGCCAGACTTTTCTGCCATGACATGAGCGCGGCTCCTGCTGCCACGATGACCGTGATCAGGAGCATATATGGATTCGCGTTTGCTGCGACATTGAAACCTTCCTGCGCAACCATCGCCGCTTTAAGTGAGGAGGCAAGCGTCATAATGCCCTGAGCAAAGCTGGCAATCTTCTGCGTTGCCATAGCGGTCACAATACCGGTCAGGATGCCCTTGATCAGAGAGCCGTTGTCAACAATCCACTCAAACGCATCGATCAGGGCCTCGAACGCCTTGCCGATCTGCTTGCCGACCTTGTTCCAGTCAATGCTTGCGATGATCTGCTGGACGCGCTTCATGCCTCTCTCGATTGCCGGAGCGACGCCTGCAGCGATTTGATTCTTCACGGACTCCATCTGACGCTTGAAGCGGTCAAACTCATCCTGGACACGTCCGAGGGCCCTCAGCGCGTTTCCGTCAAGGACATAGCCCATATCGTGCGCTTCTTCTGCAAAGCCTTTCAGTGCATCGGATCCGGCTTCGATCATCGGGTTCAGATCCGTTGCGCTCTTGCCGAAGATGTTCATCGCAAGCGCATCGCGTTCCGTCTCGTTCTCAATCCCGCCGAGTGCGTCAATCGTGTCAAAGAACACGTCCTCATTGTCCCGGAGGTTGCCGTGTACGTCCGTAACAGACACGCCCAAAGTTTTGAATGCATTTGCAGCGGATCCGGTTCCATTCCGGGCGGAGTCCATATTCTTTGTTAATTTCTTCATGGATCCTGCGACAGTCGAGACATCGACGTCCACGAGGTCGGACATATACTTCAGCTCCTGAAGCGTGTCCGTCGCGAGTGATGTAGTCGATGCCATTGTCAGGATCTCATCTGCAAACGCCGGGCCTGACGTCATCAGATCCCTGAAACCATCAACAGCCTTGCGGATGCCGTCTGCTGCGAGATTAGCCAGCGCACCTTTTAAGACGGTGAAACCTTCGGAGATATGAGCGGAAGCCTGACCAGCCTTTTCCTGTGCGTCTGTCAGGTCTTTCGTTTCTTCCGTCGTCTCCTTGCTCTGGGCCTCCATCTTGTTGAGTTCCGCAGTGGACTTGTTGATCTCTGTTTTTGTTTTAGAGAGCGCAGTTTCCTGTTTCGTGACTTCCAGCGTCAGTTTGCGAGCCTGATCAGAGTCCTCGCCGTAGGCTTTTTTCGCCGCCTCAAGCTGCTGTTTTGTTTCCTGCAGGGCTTTTTCCTGCGCTCTGTATTTCTCTGTTAATTTGTCTATTTTTGCTCTGGCGTTGTCCATCTGAGCCGCCAGGATCCGCTGCTTATCGGCAAGGTTGTCCTCTCCGGCAGCGGCTGCCTTCATCTCAGCCGCCAGCTCTTTGCTTTTTTGTGTGATCTGCTTCAGGTCGGCTTGGAACTGCGCCGCACCGTCCATCTGCATTTTAATGCCGACAGATGTTGCCATGTCATCACCTCAACTGCATGATCTGATCGTAAGTTAATCTTTTTTTCTTCCACTTCGCCGCGCCCTGATAGACAGAGAGATAATTGAGCATGTCAATCATCTCCCTGAATCTCAGTGCATGGATCTCACGGATCGACAGATGGAACTCATGCGTTCCAACCATCAAAAGCCATGTGTAAGTTACTTTTTGCTTTTCTTTGGCGCGGCCTTTGTTTTTTTTGCCGGTTCGATCTCCGTCTCTGGCTGTCTGTCTCCTGCGTATGAAAGCATCGCATCGTCAAACATTTCATTGATGTCGGACATCTCCATCGCGAGGAGTTCGTCTTCTGTCAGAGCCCCTTCAAATGTTCCGGTGTCTCTGTAAATCGCCCATTTGTTGAGCGTACAGATGAACCAGATCATGTTATCGAGGCGTTTGATGAAGTCCTCCTCGTTGAACAGATCCATCAGCTTATCAATGTCATGATCCGGACACCGCTCACAGACCTCCCTGATCGCGCCTATCGTAAAAGCGAAGTTTCTTTTCATTTTGGTCATTCTCCTCTAAAACTTATGCAATACCGAGCTTAGTCTTCAGTGCTGCCTCAGCTGCTGCTTCAGTTTCGTAGTCGTTGCCTTCAAACTTCCAGTTATGGTTTGCATCATCTGCGCGCATAATGGTCGCCTCA